AGTCATTCCCTCAATCTTCATTGCCCACACTGCTTCTCTTTCTATACGGACAACCGTAGGATCATAACCATAACGTAAAAAAGTTTCTTCAATAATGTAATCTGGAATCACACTATGGTGAAGAATACTTCGTAAATCTGAGTTAACAAGAGAACCCGCCATACAATCTTGGGCAACATGCCATCCCTCATGACGTATGATTTTTAAAAAGTCTTCAGGATCTTTAGTATATCTGGTATTAATAAAAATTGAGTTTATATCTGAATAATAAACTCCACGAAACTCATTAATGAAATAATAAGGTCCTGCATTAAAGACATTTATACCAAGTCTGTCAAGATTTTCAATAATTTCACCTGCTTCTCCATCATAATCATCAGGAAAAACTTGTTCAATACCTTCAGTGCATGCTCCTTCTTTCATACATTGCATTGCAACATTTGAATAAAGAAGTTCATCAAGATCTAACTCTTCTTCTGTTGCTAAAGATAGAGGAGACAAAAATAAAAATACCAATAATAGCAATACATTGTTCATAAAATTTACCAAATAAAATTTACCAATCATATTCCTTCACCTATGAATACATCAGGTTCCTCGTCATCATCAATATATTCTAGCATTCGTAGTTGTTTAATTCTTTCTTGAAGTTGTTTTCGCAATTCTCTTTGCTCTATCAACTCTTGACTACTCATGGGACCCCTACGTTTATGTAAACTCATTCTGAAATTACCGATAAAATAAAAATGAATACACCAAATAAACAATAAACAACAGTGAAAATTAATTCAGAAGGAATATGCATGGGTTAATCCCCAATAGAGAAATGCTGTTATGGAAAAAAATATAATTAGTGTGGAGACTAAGAGGTGGTTCATTTTAATTATCTATAAAATTTAAATGTTGCCATGGATCAGAATTGTTTAAACAAGAATTTGGATGTCTCCATTCTGTAGTGAACATTTCAAGGTCCAGTTGTAATTTCAAATTTTTTAATTTCAATTCAAAATTTTCATGTTCCAATTCTTTAATTCGTTTCTTCAAGTTCATTTCTCTTTTTCCAAAGTTCTAAAAAATAACGATCAACTTGATACAAATCCTCGGTTGGTGGAAGTTCGGTAACATCCTCAGACCACTTCTTACAAATGGATCTCATATCATCTGTAATTTTAATTGGTGTAAACATTCTACCAAAAGAAGACATCGCAAAAGCGTATCTCATTTTAATGCGCTGTTCCATTTCCTCCATAGTTTTTGGACTCGTAATAGTTATTCTCACCTTTTCTGTGCCCGTAATATGCGGTGGCACATACAAACGGTAATGAGAACCAAAGTAGGACATGTGCTAGGGTCATTTAAGTTGGCATCCTTGTTGGTGCAATTGTATGTGCAAAAATTTTAGAGCAAGCATTGATGGCATGAGTTGCTCCATATACACCAACAAAGATATAAGATATACCTAACTTAGAACAATATTTTTCTAGTTCCTGACATTTTTTTATGTCATTGCTACTATGATCAATAATTATATCGCCCTCACCAAGTAAAGGTATTAACTCATCAAGTGTGTCTTCTATCTTTGGTTCTGGGATGATCATTTGAAAGATACCAGGAACTTTTCCTGCACTAGTATGCCCAAGACCATCAGATTTAACTGTTTGGACAAGGTACTCTAATGAAGTTACACACCCACTAATATATCCTTTTTCATATTTTTCACAAGCACTTTCATAGTCAACGATACTATAACCCCATACTTCAATTCCATTTTCAATCATATTGCGAGACATATTCACCGCAATAGGACACAATCCAATGATTCCAAGTTTCATAAAATTCTCCTATAACTTGATTTGTAACCATGGAAAAATTGGAGGAATTACTCCAATCAATCGGAGAAGACCTTCAGCAAACAAAGCAAGAACAAACCAACCAACCAACATAGAAATAATCCCAGCATTGCGGTTGTGGCGTCTGATTGCGGCATCGATCATCTCCTGAGTTTCTTGTTTGGTTACCCATTCGGGTGGTTCTAGTTCTGATAGATAGTCTTTATTCATTGAGACATATTCCAATCTTGTTGAAATCTTTCTAAACCATCTTTAGTAAGAATATGTTCATACATATCCCAAAAAACTTTAGGTGGCATGGTAACTATCCGGGCACCATTATACCAAGAACGAACTGCTCTATGAACACTACGAATTGACGCTGAGATAATATTTGTTTCAACTCCATACATGCGATAAAGTTCTGAAATAGAACGAACTACCTCAAGACCTGCAACAGAGTTGTCATCCAAACGACCAACAAAAGGGGAAACATATGTAGCACCTGATTTAGCAGCAAGAACTGCCTGTGCCGCACTGAAAATAAGTGTGACGTTTGTTTTAATTCCAGAGTTACTTAAATTTTTACATGCCTTCAATCCTTCGACTGTGCATGGAAGTTTAATAGTAATAGCAGAACCCAGATTTTTATAACTCAGTCCTTGATTTACCATCTCCTCTACAGTATCAGCAACAACCTCTGTAGAAATACTTTCAAAATGTGGAAACTCTTCAACAAGTTGCTTAGCAACATCTGGAAGGGTTCTACCACTACGTAAAATAAGTGTGGGATTAGTAGTCACCCCATCGATCAAACCAGTTTCATTAGCAGCACGAATTTCTTCAATGTCTGCTGTATCCAAATAAATTTTCATTAGGTTGTGAGTGTAAATCATGATACGTGTACAGTTCCAATCATGCCAGCACCTTTGTGGGGGGCACACCAATAAGTATAGTCACCAGGATCAGAAAATGCAATATCAAACTCTTCACCAGGTAACATTGCCAGGGATTCGTGACCTAAATCTGGACGACCTTCCACAATTACGTTATGTGGTGGCAGCATGTTGTTAATAAAATGGACTGATTCACCAGCAGAAATAGTAACCTCTGCAGGATCAAAAACTAGGTCTCCATTAGAACCCATTTGAACATCTACTGCCCATGCAGGAACAGCAAAAAATAATGTAGCGACAATAGCAAAAAAGAACCTCATATTCTTTTATATGACTACATTATGTATTATATTTTTAGAAATTAATCTTAAAATATGTCAGTAATTCCTGACTCCGAATCATCTGATTTTGTTTCTATAAATTTTGCTCTTTTTTCCCATGTATCTCCACTATCAGATCCCTTGCATGGATTAATACACCTTTCATCTCCATGGTTGTTACATACAAGACCAGCGAGATCATGAGGATCCCCCAATGCTCCAGTGTGCCAATAGTGTTGACCATCTATCCATTTTGCCTCGCACTTAGGGCAACTACGGATGTCCATATGTATAAAAAGAAAAGGTCTAAGTATTATTTAGACCTTTCTATAATTAGTTAATTTTTAAAGCATACCCCAAAGCATAATAAGAAAGCAAATAATGGTAAAAATTAATAGTCCTATACTACCAATCCATAACCACATGGGTATGCTATCTTCACCGTTTGGTTCGTGGTGATGGTCTGAATGGACAGTCATAACATCCTGCTCCACAACATCCTCTATGTAAAATGTTTGTTGATAACTTCGATACGTTCTTCTTCATGAGCAATAATATCCAATTGATCTTGAACAGCAGCGATTACATCAGGATGTTCACCAATACCTACCGGACTCTGTAGATAAATTTCAATATTAGTTTTTGCTTTTTTAATATTTCCTTGTGCGTCAGACAGGAGAGCATCTAACATAGAATCACGTAAATTTATAGTCATCAGTAAAGTGCCTCCTCTTGTTCAGCAAGAATTGTAACATCAGAAGTAGGATAGGAAACGCAAGTAAGAAGAAAACCTTCTTCAATTTGATCATCATCTAAGAAAGATTGATCTTCTTGATTAACAGTACCACTTTCTATCTTTCCAGCACAAGTAGAACAAGCACCAGCACGACAGGAATACGGTCCATCCACTTCTGCCTCATCTGCAGCATCTAGAATGTATTGATCGGATTCACATGGAAAAGTAAATTCTCCTTCAGAAGTTTTAAATGTTACTGTGTATGGCATAATTTGTTTAATATTACTTATTATATATTTTACTAACCCATATGTCTAAAGTTTTCATACAAAATTCTAGACGTTTTGTAGATAGTAATGATAAGTCGGGCAAGTAAATACCCGACAACTAAACCTAATGCAAACTGAATCACAGTGCGTTGCCTCTCGGGAGAACTTCCTCTGGAAATACAAAGTTCTCATGTGGTTGATCAGCAGGTGCTAACCATGCACGGAGACCTTCATTCAGAAGAATATTTTTTGTATAAAAGGTTTCAAATTCTGGATCCTCTGCTGCACGAATCTCCTGAGATACAAAGTCGTAAGCACGAAGATTGAGAGCGAGTCCAATAATACCGATAGAACTGACCCAGAGACCCATGACGGGAACGAAGAGCATAAAGAAATGCAACCAACGCTTATTGCTAAAAGCAACACCGAAGATCTGTGACCAGAACCTGTTCGC